CCATCTTCTAAGCTAAGGATAAAACCCTCCCATGCACTTTGAGCCTTTGTAATATCTCCACTTAAATTGTTAAGCATTACATCAGCCATTTCTTGTGCTGCTCCTTTTGCGTTGTTCAACTCCTTGCTCAACTTCTCTAAACTATCAGTACCTTTCAAAAATGTGTTGAAAGCTGCAACGCTTCTTACATCTGTAAGTTCTAATGCCCCTGATAAATCAATACCCTCATCTGTTAATTGTCTCAAACCTTTAATTAAGCTTGGCAAATCTTTTACCGGCTCTTTTAATCTTTTGCCCAATACACTTGAACTATCTGCCAATTTAAGCATGATATTACGAGTTGCTGTGGCTGCTGTACTTGCATCAAAACCACTATCTGATAAGTTACCTAATAACGCAACCGTATCTTCAACACTAAATCCCATTGCGTTTGCTACTGGTGCAATAGTACTCATAGCTGTATTTAACTTACTAAAATCTAACGCTGAACGTGCTGTTGATTTTGCAAGTACATCGTTAACCCTTGCCGCTTCTTTTGATGAAAGTTGAAATGCTTTCAATGTTGCTCCTGTTAGTGCTGCTTGTTCTCCTAATCCTGAACCCATTGCTGCCGAAGCTGCTAACGTGCTTTCCGTCATGTTTAAAATCTCTTGTGTTGGAAAGCCTAATTTTGCAAATTCTGTTTGTAAGTCTGTAACTTGACTTGCTGTAAAAGCTGTTGATGCTCCTAATTCCTTAGCTTGTTGGCTTAGTGCAGCCATTTCGTCTTTCGTTGCCCCTAATACTGATTGCAACTTACTGTTAGCTGCTTCAAAATCTCTAAATATGCTAATTGATGAAGTAATTAATCCCGCAACTCCTGCTATTCCTGCTGTTATCCCTAAAAAGCCTAAACCGCTTCTTAAAACACCTCCTAACCTACCCCATGCAGAAGTATAATTACCAACGTTTCTTTGTGATTGACCAACTGATTTATCAACATCTTTAAGCTTTTTGTCGAGTTGAGTAATCTCACCTCGTAACGCCCTTGCTTCTTTACTGTTCTTACCTTGCTCAATTGCTAAGTTCTTGTAATCTGCTCTAAGCCTGTTTAACCTTGCTGATGCTGCTGAATACGCTCCAACGAGGTTTTTATTTTCAAGTGCAGCCTGTTTGTTTAGCTTGTTTTGCTCACGAATTTGAATGTTTAAAGATGCGTTTGCTTTAGCTTGTGCATCTTCTGCTACTTTTAACCTATTTGTTAGTTTTTCCTTTTGCTTATCCAATTCAATAGAAACATCAAATGTTTTATTTAATGATTTTTGTGCTTCGTCTGTTTTCTTAATTGAATTTAATGTAGTTAAATCCTCTTTGGATAATGCTTCTTTCTGTTTTTTCGCTAATGATACAAAAGACTTACTAAGGTTGTCAATTTCCTTAATTAACTCCTTCACATCCTTTTTTGTCTTATCGACTAAATCTGGAGCAAAAATATCTTCATTTCTTATTTGCTTAGCCATTTGTAATATTTTCTAAGTACGCATAATATTGCGATACTGTTAATGTTCTACTATCTAATTTAAAGCCGTAAAACTTGCTGATTTTAGCAAGGGCTTTTTCTAATGGTATGCTTTCAACCATTTCCGAGAAGTTTATTTTTAACTTCTGCTTTTCAATCTCTACTAACGTTAAAAAGTGCCTTTGTTTTGTTATCAAATAATCTGCTTGATACTTCGCAATGTTTGTTTGTATGCGAAATTTCGACCTAAATTCGTCTGATAATCCATAATCTCTCAACCATTCATTAAATATCTTTTCCCATGATAAATCTAATTCATTCAATAATTTCAAAGTCAACTTTTCTGTTTTTTTCAATAAAAATGTCAAATCCCCCTTTTCGTGAATTTCAAACCATATTTTTATTGGTAATTCATCTATGCTATTGTAATAGTTAAGCTGCATTTATTTGTTCTCTTACATAGTCAGCAATTATCTCTTTGTAATAGTCAATTACACGCTGTAAATTCTCTTGGTTCAATCCAATTATTTCTGTTCCCCAATCATTCTCTAAGTTCTGTCTGTCCTTAATGGTATTGGCTTCAATTGTAAATCCACCTTTAAATGGTATAACTTTAAAGGTGGCGTAAAAGTCGCCTGTATCTTTCAATGTTACCCTGTCTATTGGCTGCCCTTTACGTAGCTTCTCCTTTACCGTATATGGAGAATAAGAACCTCCAATGTCTTCTAATTTTCTTCCTGTCGAATCTTCTCCCAACTCATAAAGCTGTGAACTTGGCAAACCCTCTGTATTTAGCTTAATTACATATGTCTTAAAGGCTATTGTGTTAGATATTCTTAACGCGATGTCGTCAACATCTAACTTCATAATAGCTTCTAACTTACTGTAAATTGGTGCAAAATACCTTTGTTTGGCCATGGTTGTATTTTTTAAATTAGCAGCTCCAAATAAATGAAGCTGCTAATTAATCATTTTTTAAAGTAGATTTTCTTTTTCTTTAATTCCTTAACAGCTTGTTCTGCTCCGGTACTAATTAGAGGTTTGTAAGTTTTTAAAAACTCCTTTTCAGTCATTCCCTCAATGGCTGATTTTCTTATTTGGGTGTTCCCAAATTTCAAAACTTTATCCTCTATGTTATCAGTCGGTTTTCCCATTTTCTATTAAGGTATTGATACTTGAAATTTAGCAACATCATAATTCTTATCAAGAACTCCTGATGCGTTGCTTACTTCAAGCACATCTCCTGACGTTTCCGCAGGGAACACAAACGTATAAAGACCGGGCGTAGTTGTACTTTCAGTAACAGATGTAATTGTTACCGGTCCCGGCGTTGGAGATACTTCGTTAATTTGAAAATCTGTTAACTCTAATCCTGATGCAGGTATTTTTGAAGTCAGACCGCCAAAATTTGTATTTAATTGAACATCAAAACCTGTTGTTGAAACGTTGCTTGGTGTTCCGGCAACTACATCAATCAGACCATTTACACCTAATAAATCAGCTGTAATTTTTGAAGCTTCAATCATTCGCAAATTGGCATCATTATCAAAAGATGAAACAGTAAATCTAATTCGGTTTTTCTGAATGGTTGTGTCTGTTCCTTTCATTAATCCCGGAGAGAAACTCTCTTTTTGAATTAAGATAGGGTCTAAATAACCATCTCTCGTTTGTTTACCGATTAAATTACCCTTTTTGTCGATAAAAAACACGCCTATTTCTAAACATCTCCACTTTTGTAGATTGCCTAATAAAATAGTGTCGCCTTTAATAATCATTCCCTCGAAAGTTCTTGCACCTTCTTGGATAAATACAGAAGTTCCGTCTTCGAACTCCTCCGTAATATCGTCAGCTCTTTCGTCAACGATATTTTTTAGCTCAGGGCTTGGAAACCATCTTGTTAATGGGTTGCTATCTTTTACTTTTGAATCCAAAAATGTTTGGTCTAACACTCCGGATGTTAATGCAGACAAATCAAGTCCATTAATCGTACCGTCAGCTTTTCTGTATTGAACAAAAATAGCCTGTTTAGTTACATCAAAAATTGGATAGCAACTTGGTAAACCTGTGTTTCCTCCACCTGTACCACATACGCATAATTCCATAATTGTAAATTTTAATTGTTAGTAATTCGCAATTGCTATACGCAACTACATTTGTTTGTGCAACTTAAATCTTTCCTAATTTGGGCAGATATTCTTAATTCTATTCCTGACAAATCCATATCAAATAAAGATTGATTCTGTTCGCCATCTAACGATATGTTTAACAAATTTATCTCATTGTATATGATTTCATCTGTGAATAGATAATTTCTTTTAATGTTGTTGATGATTTTTTTAACCATGTTTGATAATGGCTTAATTGCGTAGATGTAGTGATCTTCTGTTAACCAATCATCATCTACTTGCATAAGTAAAAACAACCGTACTTCGCTATCCCTATCAATCATGCTTTCGTCATCTGTATTTTTAATATCCCTTATGATTTCTTTTAAATAAACCATCGGGTAAATAGTGTCTTTATCGTTTACAGCATCTACTTCATTTTGTGCCATTTTAATTGTACCATGTAAGAAAATAGGATTTGGTACTGTTATTTGTGTAGCATTTGGAGCAATTGAATGTCCTATTGGTTTAACTGTAATTGAAGTGTTAAACACAAAGTCTGTAACGGTGTATATGTTGCCGGATATACTTATTTCTGATAACTTAGTCAGCCACCATGTGCATTTTGTATCAATACGGTAGGCATCACTACCTAAAGAAGTGATTTTGTCAACATAAACAATAGCATTTAATGTTGTTACAATATCCTTAAATATTTCTACCGTTGTTTTCATTAAAATATTTTATCCCAAAATTTTAATAATGATCCTATTACTGTTGCACCGCCCAATAATACCCATTTTTGTTTTTTATCTCTGTTTTGGTAGTTTTCTACATCCTCAAGCCTGTGAACAATCCCCTTTTTATTGTACTCTCCGCCTATTAAAGCTTCTTTAATGGCTTTCACATCTCGCTCTATGCTGTCAACTTGCTCCCTCATGCCATGCTAATTTTTTCTAAGTGAATACCGTTGTATTTAGCCCAATCATAGTTATTAGGATTATCACAAATTATCCATTGAATTGCCAAAAATGTGCTTATTGCTTCGTTGTAATTTGTGAAAATATTTGTTTCAAAAAAATTAGCTTCAGATGAATTAGCTTGTTCGTTCGTCTTAATGCCTCCTATGTTGTTTTTTATCGGCAAATCTCTTAAATAATAGAAATAAACAAATAGCTTTAGCATTTCTTTAATACCTATGCTTATGTGTTGTGTGCAAAAACTATCATCTTTACAAAATGGATTGTATATCTCTTGAAATTTAGGTGCTGTTGGATTGCCCGGACTTAAATTCCAATCTGTTTCAAAATCTGCATATAACTCACACCCTAACAAATTAAGAAGTATTTGCTTCTCGTATTTGTCAATGTAAATTTGAATGTCAGGCTTTGTGAATTTATCCATTGGTAATTTCACTTGCCCATTATCAAAATCAGATGTGGTTAGTATTAATGCCATTGTGTATTATTTTGAAGCTGTTTTATTCTTGGTTTTTGAAGCTGTTTTTTTCTCTTTGTATTCAGCTGTTCCATTATCAACCATTTGTTTCGCAATGGTTTTTGTAACATTTCTCACTTCTCCTTTTTTCATTCCGGCAACTTCTTTAATAATTTTGATTTCTACTTTTTCTCTATTTGATTTCATAGCTTATTAGTTTAATTATTAATGTCTTTTACCTATAAAACCCCGCTATTTTCATAGCGAGGTTTTTTTTAGATAGGTAGCTATTATGGTACTGTAATAGCTGTAATAGCTGTGATTGCTGCTGCAATGTCAGGAATATGTAAGAATGCGTTTGCATCTACATTTCTAACTCTGAAATTCAATCGCTCGTAAGCAACAACTGTTACTAATTCTTTCTCCACATTGTCTTTGTTTTCAAAAGAGAATGTAATTGTTATCCCTTTACGAGAATAAACAACTCCTTTAGAGGTGTCCATGATGTAAGCTTGTCCGGCAGGTACTAATGGATTTGCAATTACTTGAATACCTCCAATGTCTAATCCTCTTTGGCTTACCCAGTTTGGCATTAAGTAATTTCCGTCAGCATCTTTCAATAACTTCATTTTAGTAGCATCGCTTGGATTTAATAAAGCAACGTTTGCCATGAACTTATTGTTTAATCCTGCATCTGAAATTAATGCTCCACCGACATAGATTAAATCTAATAGTTGAGCATCTTGAATTGAAGCCGCATAAGAACCTGCTGCAAATGTAGAAGAAACCGCATCAATTGAATTAAGCTCAGGTGATACGCCTGTTCCTAACAATAACTGCTCGTCAACTTTCAAAGCAACATCTGTATTTACTAAGGCTCTTATTTCTCCCTCAACGAAAGAATAATCATCCATCATGTCAATACAAACATCAACCATATCTCTAACTTTCTCCATTTTCAAATCTCTTACTCTCCAAGTTAATTTGGTGTTATGAGTTGAAGCTGTACAGTTAGCTACATTTTTAGCATCTCTAACTACTGTTTCTTGGTCGTTATACTTCACATATTCTTTATCAGTAGTTCTATTTTCAAACAACTGTCTAATAAATGGACGTCTTGTTGCAATTTGTCCTATTCCACTTTCCATCATTGCGAAGTCAGTACCGCTTGTAATATCGGCTGCACTTTGTGAGGCTTTAGTGTTCATGTCAAACTCAACGTCTAATTTAATGGTACCGGATTTTGTTTCTAAAAGAGTTTTAATGTCGTCTTTTTTAGACTCCAATTCTTTTAACAAAGCGTGTTTAAATGTTACAGGCTGTCCTTTAGTTTTAGAATCAACTTCTTTCATCAACTTAGCCATTTGAGTACCCATTGTTTCAATGTTTGACTTCATGGCTGTAATGTTAGCTTCTTTTAAAGAATTAAGCTGTTTTTCAATTTCCTTTCTGCTTTCATCATCCTTAGCAGATTTAGCTTCTAATTCTTTAATTGATTTTTGTTGAAATCTAATTAAGTCAGCAAGATACTTGCCTTGTTCTTCTTCTGACAACTTAGATACTTCTTCTTGAGAAAGCTCTTTAAATGTTAAAGTTTTAGCTCCGTCAAGCATAACCATCCACGGCACGGTAGCTAATGCTCCAATACCGCCACCAAAGGTTAATGCTGCTCCTAAATTATCAATTAATTGACTTGTTTCCATCCCGAAAATAGCCGATGTAATACCAAGCATCAAGAAGCTTAATACTACAAATGAGAATGTTTTTAATCTCATTGCAAATTTTTCATGCTGTTTTTTCATTTTTATAAGTTTTTAGCAATGTTTGTTAATAAATTGTTTTTAATTGTTGGACTTTCTTCTTCTTCGGTGTCATTATTACCATGCTCTTCTTGTTGAGTTGGATTTTTTGACGGCTCTTGTAGCTTCAAATCCGAGATTATCTGCTTTAGCTGCAAGACTTCTATTTCTGTGTTTTTTAGAACTTCTTTAGCTAAATTAGATGATTTAAGTTGCTCGTTTATAACATCAATCCTTTCAAGGATTTCAGTAATTAATTTCTTATTATCGTTTAATGATTTTCCTGTTAAGTTAGGTGTCAAAGCATTTGCTCCGAATGATACAACAGATATTTCAAACAATTCTATTTCTTTTACTACAAAGAAATATCCGTATTTGTCTGCTTTTTCAGGATTTAATGCTCTTGGGTAATAATCTTCCCACGCTTTTCTTGATAATTCATTGCTGGAGTTCTTTTCAGCTAATATCAAATCTCGATAAATAAAACCAATTGAATGATTGTCATATAATCCTTGTTGATAATTTATCAAGTTGTCATTCCCTTTTCGTGTTTCAGGAATGAAACTTTCAAAATACAACACCTCTTTACCGTCATGTTGCCTTTCATCTAACACAGTTATCCTACCTACTGTTGAGGTTGTCTTTATGTCGTGGTCTGATTGATGTTTTATTTTTGCAGTAGCTTTTGATTGTGGACCTTTGTCTGCAATTGTTTTTTTGCAACATCCGGGTATCAACATATCTAAATCGCTGTCAATGTAAAAATATGTGTTAGCAATTGCCTTGATAGTTCTATCTTCATTTTCAGCCTTGCTCAATATTTTACCGCTTTCGGCTATCTTAACGCCAAAGTGAATTGCTAATTTTTCAGTGGCTGTTTTATGTTTAATTTGTTCCGGCATCATTTGTGATTTTTGGTTTTACGCTAATTAATTGCCTTGCTTTTTCTTCATCTATTTCAGGTAGTATCATCATTAATTGTACTACTGCACTTTCTTCATCCCATTCAACTCCTATCCCTTTTAAAATATCTTGAATTATTGTAGCTTTTGTTCTTGATTTAACTATTTCTTTTGCTTGATCTTCTTGTAACGCTTCAATTTTACTCTTGTCAATCTCTATCCAGTAAATAGAATTGTCTCTTTCGTTCCAACCTTTAGTATAAAATGAGTTAAATTTTTCTATTTCTAATTCAGCAACTGGCAACACTCCCTGTGTGTAGAATCTTTTATTGTCTTCTTTTGAATTATTGTAAGTACCTCCGGCAATATCGTTAAACATCCTTGCCGATACACCGTAAACTGAACATAAATCACGAAGCTTCATTACTCCATTCTCTAAAATCTGTAAATCTGTTGGCGACATGGCAAATCTTATGAAGTCGTAACCTCCGTTTGTAATAGGAAAACTTCCGAATTTATTACCACCTCCTATTTTCTTTTTAATTGCTGCATCTAACGTTTTAGCTTCTTCAGGAGTTACCGGACGCTGTCCTTTTGCAGACAACATACCAAACGCACCTCTGTTTTTAATTAAAGAAGCATCTGCCGTGATTGTTTCATTTGATGCTTGTAAGGTTCTCCACGCTGCTTGAAGTGGACTTAATCCCATTATTGGTGTTAGACTTCCCGGGTCAGGTTGTATTTTTTTAACGTGCAGTATTTCATCAACTTCAAATTCATACTCTTTTCCCGAATAGTTGTAAATATATTTCGTTGCTACCGGTCCCGTAATTGTATTTTTATGTTTTATCTCAATATATTGTGGAGATAAAATATAACGTTCTTTAAACACTCCACCAAAAATAGGCTTAACGCCATATTGGATATTATTTCCTGCTGCTAACTGATACACTAAAGACTTGTAAAACCAATCACGCCATGTTTCGTTTTCGTTTGGTTTATGAACAAAATCGTAAAACTCTCCATCTTCAAGTTCTTCAATAACATCTCCCTTTTGTCGCATTACCTTAATTGGTAAATGCGTGCCTGTTTCTGCTATTCTATTGATAATTGAATAAACATAGGTATTGTTGATGTAGCCATCATCAACTACTTTTTTAAGGTTCTTTTTTCCAAATGAAAAGCTGGATAAAACGGTCATAAAAGGCATCCCGAAATCTTCATGTATTAGAGAACTTGGGGTAATTAAGGCTTTTGCTGCTAAAGATAACCTGTCTTTGATGTTCATTTAAACCGTTATTTTATGCAAATGTAGATATTTTTTATTTTGTTTTGATGTTTTTGTTGTTTTTTTATTAAAACGTCCTTAAACAACCCAATATTCAGTTATTTCGTTTCGTTCTATTATTCCTGTCAAAACATCAGGTGCTCCATCTTGTTTGTTCGCCCTAAACAATTTTTTGTATCTTGTCAGATGGTTATAAAATTCAGGATAATCAATGTGCCATTTTTCAGGAAATACAATCCTTTTGTTTACAGCTGCTTTGTTCGTGTGTATTCTGCTTTCTTTGTTTGAATTTTGTGTAAACCAATCTATCACGCAATTAGATGGCGTAAGCTTGTCAATCGCCCTCGCAAATCCACGACCTCCATTGTTGCTTTCTATTTCTGTATAACCAACTCTCCTTTTAGTTATCATTTCAGCTGTCTGATCTTCCGTTATCTCCATTGGCTCGTCTGTGTAAAGAATGTCAAGAACGTAGATGTTCTCATCATCAGGATTAACAGGTAAACCGTAATTTATTGAGCATAAATAATCCTTTCCAGTATCAGCAGTATCAGTATAGTTTTTTATCTGTTTGAGTTCCGGTAATTCTTTGTATGTTTTAAATTCATCATACAAATACCCTTCTTTGCTTTCAGGATTGCCTTGGTTCATGCATTCAAATTTTTCAGGATCCATATTTCTTTCCTTTATCAGCTTTTTAATATTGTGTTTTTTGGGATAAAGTGCTTCTCCTTTTTCTCTTTTGTCTATTTCGGTTGGTTCGCCTGTTTTTATTGCTTCAAAATTAACTTTAAACCAACCGTCAAAATCAACATCAACATCTTCAATGTCTTTGAGTGAATTGATAATTATTACTTTATCTTGTTTTTCCAACCTACCGATAAGGTCATCCTCATGCCAACGAGTAAAGACTATCAACTGTTGACTGTCATTGTGAAGTCTCTTAAGTACTACTGACGTGTACCAATCCCAAACACTATCACGAATTAAAGGAGAGTTTCCCTCTGCTGCATCTTTATACAAATCATCCATTATCATAACATCAACAGGGTTCCCTGTTAATGCTCCACCACGTCCAACCGCTTTTAGTCCACCTTTGTAATTTACTATCTCAAATTCCTCTGAATTTCGTAAATAGTTAGATGCTACTGTTACAACATTGATACTGTTTAAGCTTGTTTCTTTAAATACTTGATTGTATATCTTAGTGTCTATTATTCGCTGTACTGCCCGGTTAAATTTCTTTGCAAATGTTGATGAGTAACTACCTATGGCTATTTTAGTATTTGGGTTTCTTCCTAATATAAAACTCGGCAACATAATAGTTGAACCGAGTGATTTACCATGCTGAGGTGGTATGGTTATGATTAATCTTTTTATTTTCTTCTTTGCAAACGCATCTAATATTTTGTAGTAATTACAATGAAATTCTGTTTGCTCAAATTCCGGCATCATACACACTGCAAAATCTATCAGATTTCTACGAGCTAATTCATTCTTTACTTCGTTAATATCAATGTTCATTTCCCACGCTTTACAATTAGTTTAGTTATAAATGCAAATAATAAAGCTGTTAAATAGTAGTGCCAATAGCTTAAAAATAATTCTGTTTGTGTGATTTCAGGATTAACCACTAATTCTTTTAATGGTAGAAATAGAAAAATCAGCATGATTAATGCTGACGTAAACGCTAATACTAATGTGATGTTTCTCATAGGTTAAAGCTTTGCAGTATTTTGTTATAGGTTTTGTCTGATATTTTTAACGACTTCTTAATTTCATTTTCTGTCATCCCATTAACATACATCACATAGAATTGATTTCTTTTATGATTTCTTAATGAAATAAGATAATCTCGGAACTCCAAAAATGAAGCAATAAGCATAAATGCCGAAATAGTGAATAACACACCGCTTAAAAATTCATCTGTGTTAATTGCTGCAATGGATAATCCTATTGCTATAATTACAAATGCTATAATGTTTCTTTTCATTTGTTTTGGTTTAAAAAAAAGAGCGTGTCCTTACAAACAACGACTATTAACTTAGCTTAATTGCTTCACGCCCTTTTTTATTTGATTAAATATTTAATTTCACAATTATACTTCATTAACCGGTTTATTGCCTCTCTTGTTTTCTTTGGCAAAAACTTCTTCTGAGTGTTTGACTTCATCACAAATATACGCTTGTACTTTGTTTTCTCCATGTACAAACTAACATATTCTTTTTTGCTCAAATTGTATATTTCTTGACTTACTCCCATTTAGCTTTACAATTTTAACGTATTTTGGTTATTTTTAAAAGTGTTGTTTTTATTGACTTTGGTTAACTTATTACACCGTGTAGATAAATTTAAAATACCTTTTTAGGATTTCAACATTAATCATCTTCGTTTTTGTCATATTTCTTTGTGATTTCTTCTATTTGCTTGAGGTCTTCATCTGAATAGTTAGAATAATCCTTTTTGTCAATGTTGATGTTTTTATTATCATTCTGTACCTTATCAACTAAACCTAATTTTCTTGCAACTATACTTGGATTATAAGCTCCTACAGTAGCACCCTCAAACTGATTAGACTCAATAATAATCCTTATACGTGTTGCGATGTCAAAAAAGCCTTTATATTCTTCACTCCCACTTTCATAATTTCTGAATGTTTCTGTTGATATGTCAGCAAATAAACAGAATGATTCTAAGCTCATAGGTGTTTGAGTTGGAATGTCTATTAATTTACCTGCGTTGTTACCTGATTTAATAGCTTCTTTCTTATTCCAAACTCTTATACTCATCCATTCAAAGTATTCAACTGCTTCTTCCCATAGCTTTTCAGGAGTGTACTTAAAATCTCTTCCATGTTTGTTTCTGAACTCCCAATATTTGTTTCCTTTTGGTGCTGCCATAATGTGTTTTTTTTATCTAATTATATGTGCTGCAATAAGAAGTAAGATAAATATCCACATTCTTATTGTTGATTTTTTAACTGATGATTGGTATATGTTTATCCATGATCTAATAAACAAAAAATCTAATTCAAAAGTAAATAGTGTTTCTTTGATGATTACGGGAGGTTTAAAGTTTAGCCTTAATCCTAACCCAAAGAATTTTTTAGCAATTATTAACTTGCCGTCTATCCAATTTTTATCAAAGCTTTTTATCATTAGTCTGTTACTCTTAATATTTCAAATCTATT